GAAGGTTATGTATAAAACAGTTGACTTTTTAAAAAAACATGACATTCCTTTTAAGTTATATATAACAACAAAAGCTACTGGAGAATGGTCGCAATATAATACTAGAAATATTGATCCTGAAATTATAAAAGGTATTATCAAGTTCTATGATTATGATATTAGTAAAATCTGTCGTTCATCAACTAGTAGTACCACTATATATCTTCGCAAACTACATCCTAAAGCATATCGAATCTTTTCTTCATCTCGTATATATGATATGAAGTTATCTGAACTTACAAATTTTTTAATTGAGAACCCTTATTTCTTGAAAACGACTATTGTCTATAATGATAGAAATGGTATCGTTGCAGATTCTATAAAAGAAGGAGGTCTTCGTGCGCTAATACCTAGGGATAAGAAGGTATCCGTTCGCGAAACATATAGACCAAAAGCTTTCGAACACATCGCAAATGAAAACACTGAGGAAGATTAAAAAAATTTACATATCTCATTATAGAAAGCGAGGTATATATTATGAATAAACTTAAAAATGGATTTATTGTTGTATTGCTTGGTTCGTATGCACTAACAGGTTTAGTGGCAGCGACAGAAGCATATAATGACTCTAGACTCCAGATGAAAGTTAAAAACTTTATATCTAAAATCAAGAAGAGCTGAGTAAAATTACTCGGCTTTTTCTTTTTTCTTTTGTTTGTTTGATTTATGTAGAAGTAAAATGACCTATATAAATGAGGTGAATATAGAGGTAAAATAAAATGGAACTACGCTGTATTGATGAAAAAGAATTAAAGGAACATCTACTTTATAAAACAATTGTCAAATTTGAAGAAGATAAGTTATACCTTAACGATGGCACTATTGTTTCTATCGAGATGACCGATAATGATCGCTGTGCATATGCATTTGGTGAGTTCAAAGATGTTAAACTTGAAGCTCTTATTACTGATGTTAAAATTGGTGATTATGTGGATCATAGGTTTGATATTGATGCAGAATTCGATGACGAATACGAAAATCATAACACAGTAACCATTTATAGTAATCAGAACCCTGTTGCCCAAGCTGATTGTTATGCCGATGCTGGCAATGGTGGATATTATTTTAGCGTCTGCTCTCTTGTAATTGGAGACGTATATTTTCCAGTTGTTGAAGCATAAAAGGAGGTAAATAAGATGGGAAATGATAAATTTATCATAACTGTATTATGTATTATGGCAGTTATTGCTATTTTTGAAATGTGGACAAATCGAAAGGACAAATAAAATGAAAATACTAGTAGCAGATTGGTACTATAAATTTTATAAAGAGGATTTTGATAATTTTTGTTAAAAACCCAGAAGATATAATCGTTTTGAATACTTATGCTTTCGATGTTGAAATGCGGACATGTAGTAGCCATATGTTCATTACAGATGATAAACTACCATATTATTTAGAAACATTTAAAGACTATATTATAGACAAGGAGACGCTATAGTATGAAACGCGGAAAGAATAACAAGGCTAAACTTGGTGTTACTTTACTTAATAAGATTAGAACTGCCGAGGCGGTTATTGTAGCTAACATACCTAAACCAGTCAGAGGCTCAGGTAAAACTGTACGAATTGCTGCTACGTTAATTTCATTAAATAATATGAGGGTCTATGTTCTGAAAAATAAAGTTAAGAATCTAAATCCAAAAATTATTAGAAGTTTTTATAATATTATTAAACTTATAATGAGTGAATATTCTTATGGCCAAAATGTATATCATGACGCGCCTTCGATTGATAACGCGTTTATCCCAGAAGAGGAAAAGGAGAAATTGAAGAATGAAACGCGGAAAGAACAATAAAGCTGTTTTGTTGCAACGCATAATTGATGATATGCGGTTCTATGCAGAAGAAGGTCCAGAATACGCGGATACTCGAAACTTTTGGAATTCCAAAGCAGATAGGGTTCTAAAATTTAAACTATCTAGAACTCGCAAAAAATATCTGTATGCACTTATTTCAGCAGTAGAATTAGAACCATATTAAGGAGAAATTAAATGGATAAAATTGAGATGATTATTCAGAAGTATGGTGATAAAATCCAAGTAGGATACCAAGCACTTCGTGATCAGTATATCATAAGTAATATATTTTTACCTTTACTCTTATTTTTATAGCAGGGTTTATGGCAAGTGTAATTTTATTAACTTTTATTAATATAGATAATGATAACTTCAATAAAGACTATTTTGATAAAGAATGGTATGCATATGCTGATTATAAAATTAAACGCATATTTGTTTATCTAAATATCATATTACCAATTATATTTTTATTAATGACGATTATATTTATAATATTGAATGGAATATTAGCGCCAGACTATGGGTTTATTAAATCACTTATAGGAGACAAATAATGAAACCACAAAAACTATCACTTGAAGCTATTAAAAATGCACATTCCGAACTTACAGATATCTTTGAAAGGAAGAATAAAGACTATGGAAATTCTTTCGAAGAATCTTTAGAAAAACACGGTCTTATTGCTGCGGTTGTACGTATGGAAGATAAGATGCTGCGACTTACCAACTTATCGAAGAAAGAATCAGAACAATTAGTAAATGATGAATCTCTTATTGACACGCTTAAGGATTTATCAAACTATGCGCTTATGACTGCAGTATGGCTTGAACAAACTCAACTGTTTAAAGAAGTTGACGATAAGATAGCATCATATAAAGAAGTACCGTTTGTTAAAGATAATGAAAATCTCGATAATCGCGGAATAAAGTTCAAAAGCATTATAAATGATATTATTAGCTTTGATCCCGATCTTATTGTAAGTATTAATACTATCACATTTGATAATAGAATACATCCAGAAACTATGACGTTTGATGTAAGTAATACTCTAAAACTTATTAGATGGTGGAATAATAGTATTTATTCACAAAAATTGAATTACTACATTCACCATTATAATACTGTTGCTGATGGTGAGCCAGGACGCATTCGTATTACTATTAAATAAGGGTGACTATGATGTTTAACTTCGATAATGGTTTAGATATTATACGAGCCATACACGAACCAAAGCGTACAGGTAGACCTCGTAAGTTTGTAAATGACACTGATATCATAGCCTATAAAGAAGCCGGATGGTCGAATCGAACTATTGCTACATCTATAGGCGTATCTCGTTCTACTGTAAACCGTAGGGTGGCTGACCTAATTAAGCAAGGTAAAATAGACCCAGAGTCATATGGTTATAATTTTGATAATCCAAGCGCTGCACAACAACCCAGACGTACAGATAAAGAACGATGGGAATATTGGCATGGACCTGGGGTATAATTTTTACATACCTCTAAATAGAAAGAGAGGTAAACATTATGAAAACATTTATGTTTAAAGGAACTAAGACTGAAATTACGGAAATTATTAAAGAAATCCGTTATACAGAGGCTGTAAATATGTATTATATGAATCGTATTTTACCAGAATATTTTGGTAAAAGATGGACATCTAATGCAGATTCATTATGGCGTTCTGTTAACAATTGCTTACATGATTTCTGTGATGAAGAACGTCAAAGTCTTTTAGATATGTCTGATGGAATGATGACCAAACTAAAAGAAGAGGTTGAATGGACTGAACTTGATCAAAAGGCGATCGAGTATTTGGAAGTTAAATTATTCACTGAGCTCAGAGAAGAGCAACGTGATAAACTTAATTTCCTATATACTGCAGTTACTAGATGATTGGGTGAGGATACATTCCTCCTCTTTTTTTTTCACTTTAATATTATAGGAGGTATAATAATGGAGTTATATGTTAGTGATGATATGATGAAGCGAGAAGAAACCGGTATAAAACTTGATGGGTATTATTCATTATTTAATCTAATAAAAGATAAGTCAGACATATTATATGGGATACTAAAAGCAACATCTGCTATGTTGGGTCTATACCCAAGTACTAAAAGCCAAGAAAAAGCAGGCCTTGCTGTAGAATATACACATCTTAATATACGAAAAATTTTTAATAATCCTAACATTTTTCTTTTCTGCGCCTATTTAGACATCGAATCGCTTATTTTAAGAGAACATAAAGGTTCTGACTTATACGGAAAATGTGTAAAAATCAACCAAGCAGTTATGCAGGTATATAAAGAAAGAAACGGCTTACATTGGTATATTTCTGATCGGCCGTTTGAAGATAATGATTTAAATCCTATTATGATAGAGAATCGAGGTTCTGGGTTCTTTAGATATACTGGATTAGGAGCACCTCATGGAGCAGACTATTATATTAATGAATTTAAGGAGTGGTGATATGATTACTGAAGATTTTCCTATTTTCTATTCAACCAATAAGAAAGACATCGTAGAATTTGCAGATAAGGTATACGCCCTTGCTAAGAAATATGGATGGATTAACATTAAAGACTTTGTTGATTTATGGGGTAAAGATGCTGATATACAAGGTTCAGTAGGATGGTGTGTCGAATATAAAGATCTACCCAAGAAGCCTAATATTAAGAAAGATAAGACTAAAGGTTGGTATTTGGAAATGCCGGCTAGCTATTTATTCTAATTTTTACACACCTCTAAGTAGAAAGAGAGGTAAACATTATGGATTTAAATAAACAAGACTTTTACGGCTATTTTGATGGAGCTGAAGGAGACGACATGAAATATGTATGGCTTCAAAACACGGAGACTGGTAAACATTATATCTTACCAACAGATGAAGAAACAGCTATTAGTATGAATGAAGAGTATAAAGAATTCTTTAAAGATGCTGATATGCCTGTTGGAATAAAATTGTTTGGATATGGTATGATTGTTTCAGGGTGCCTTATGTTAGGTCATATAATCATGTCTGAAACCGAAGGCTACGAGAAAGTAGGTAATTGGATTAAACAAAAATCTAATAAAATTAAATCTAAATTCAAGAAGAAGGCTGAGTAAATTACTCGGCTTTTTCTTTTTTTTTTGAAAGGAGAAAGAAAATGACTAATCAATACGCGTCAGATGAACCTTACGTAACTGTGGGTAGTTCAGTATCATACTCAGAAATTAAGGATTATTACGATGAACTTCGCGATAATGGTAGTATTAGATATATCAATAGTTTAATATATATGTGCCGTAAACTTCGCTTTAATCGAAAATTATACGACGATTCTTTAGAAGATGCTATCCCAAAGTTATTTCTTGAAATAGCCAACCTTTCTTGCTCACCATTCCAAGAAGTATTTAAAGCTTGGAATGAAGGAAGGCTAACGTTTACTTATAAAGACGGTACTGATTATGATAAACATAATGGCTATGATAATAATTATTATATTAATCGTTATATTGTAGATAACTATGCAGGTAATGGAAATATATACATGGTTTATATCGACATAAACAATAGATTATCTATGAGTAGATTCAATAAGACTTCAAATCCTAGACGCAAAAAAGATAGCTACTTGTTTACTTATCTAATAGACCATATGAAATATGTAAAAGGATTATGTGATAATAAGGCGCTTAACTACAATAATTCTTACTATAACACAAAAGTAATATTTAAACATATGTTTGACTCGTCTAATAAAGATTGGAAGAAAGAATTTAGAGAATACAATTATATACTTTTTGAAGATTTAAACGATATTGCAGTAAGTAAATTAAAAAGAATTATGAACTTTATCCCTGATTATGAAATTGAAATTTTGGATATTGTAAGTATCGTTCAAAATAGTTATAATGGATTATTATCATCTGATGATTTAGTTGGTAAAATTATTTACAGTCTTTCTAAACTAGCTAGTGAAGGTCAACTTCGTAAGGTAATTAAAATGGAGGAACCAAATAATGAATAATATTAATTCTAAAGGCCGAGTGTTTAAAGAAGAATGGACGCCACGCAGCATTATCAAGCGTAAACTATATAGTATCTATGACCATGAAAATTCTCGCCGCATTAAAGCCGATGAAGGTTGTCCTAGTTGGGAACGGTCTAATGCATTTGTAGAAGCACGTTGTCATCAATATCATGAACGACTTTTAAAACAGGATATTAATAAGCTACGTAAACAATACGGTCTTAACGTTATCCCTATGCGGAGCAAAGACTGGTATGATACAAATTTTGTATTAGCTGGCGTCCCTGAATTAAGACATGCTAAATTAGTATAAGGAGGTTATGATGGATAACATTACACCAACAAAAAGATTTTTATCATTTCTATATGGTGTTATGGCAGTATTAGTCAAACACATATTAGATATATTTACTCTATTTTTAGTAGTATTCTATATAGATATTTACACATGGGTAAAAAGTTTCGTATTTGTTTTTGCAATGGTGTCTATACAAATTGATATCACTGAAGTATTTAATACATACTATCATAAGGAGGACTAAAGTGGACTTAGGAAGAGAATGGGCGAAAAAGCTAGGTATCTTACCTGATATTAAGTACGTTCCAGAAGGAATTAAAGACGTGTTGAAACCAGCATTTGATAGATTAGGCCTGCCTTATTCTACAAGATGTGAAGAAGTTGACTCAACATATGACGTATTGGCTCGTATCAGAGAAGCTTCACATTATAGATTTGATGCTAAGGACTTGTGGGATTTACTTGGATTAGATTGTGTGTTTATCGCTACTTCAGATACCTGGTTGGAAAGTATGACTGAGACTATCACTAAGCTATATCGTGTAGGTAGTAACCAGTCTGGTGCGCCAATTCTAGATATCTTTATTGATGATAATGATGAGTTTAGTGTACGTGTGATTTCACCTAAAGGAGGTAAATAGGATGTTTAGTTATTTTAGAAAAGGCCGTTCAGAAAGTAAAACATTTATTGAAGATAAAGTAAAATGGTTTCATTTTATGAAAGGATTTAATGATCTTTTTTACGAATATACATTATATAATATTCTTAAAAGATATCCTGATTACCATATTGAACAAGGAGAATATGTTGAATCGATTAAGTACTTCAATAAACTATGCGAATGTTGTAGTACGCATTTTAATAAAAGATTAGATAAAACAGACCACACATGGATTGAAAGCGTTTATAATGTAATTGGTACAAACTCATTTGCGAAGTCTACTAATGAATATAAAAAAGGTAAACTGTTCGAGATCCTTATTATATTATATATAACAGAAGGACATAAAGCGATCAATAGTTTCCCCGATTTTATTGAAAAATGGTTTAGAGACGGTATCCTTATCTTAATCACAGATTTAGGTGATGGGGTACGAGACGAAATGAAGCGTCAATTCTTTGATAAAAAATCAGAATTTAGTTATACGTATAAGACTAAATTCCGTCGGTCTATCTTTGAGATTGAAAGAGAGACTGGTAAAATTGGTCTCTTAATTTTTCCTTCATATTGTGAATATTTCTCAAGATTCGACTCCCTTCAATATTCATATGATAGCAAACCTATCGCTAAATGTTTATGGACTTCTAAGACAAAAGACGGAATCGAAGCTACTTTTGTACCTACTCCATTATCTAAAGAAGAACATAAAAGAGCGCATAGTAAAGATAACAAAGATTGGAGTATCGTTGGTACTCGGCTTTTTGATCAAGGTATAAAAATAAAATTAAACCTCGATGAGCTATGTAAATACGAAGAAGAACGTAATACAAAACGGCTTATTCGTAAAGTGACAGGTATGTCAAACAAACGGTATAAAGAATTTCTCAATGATGTAAAACGAAGAGTATATAGATACGATTTACAATCAGAAATGCTTATTGCCAAATTATCTAAAGCGACAGATCTTCCGATTGATAATTACACTGTTTCGATTGCGATGAGCTGGTTAAACATCGGAAGAGGTTGGAATGTTAGCCATATTAAAGTAACTGATTTACTAGATGCTATTATTGAGATGAAGAAAGAAGATAACTAGAAAAACATGAGGAGTAAAAAGATGATAACAAATAATTTATTAGAATTTTTAAATGAAATTCAGAAGTTTGCAGTTAGAATTAAAATACAAGAAATAATTAATAGTCTGATTAAAGATGATCGAGTTCATAATATCATTAATGCAGATGTTGTTATAGAATATTATGAAAAAATGTATGAACATTTTGATAAGATTCCAGAAGACTTCCTCTTCCAAAATCGCGAATGGGTAGATGAGTCATTGGAACGACTTAATATCGATTTATCTGATGTTTTTGATGAAAGCGCCAACCCTGACCAAATTAAAAGGGAAGAACTTATTACCCTCTTCCTAGTACTATGGGTTAATATGAAGACTCAAGACCCGGATAATACTAGTTCTATTATTAAAGAGCCATATAATTTATTTAATCTTTGGATATATGATAGGGTTCTTGTTATTAGACCAACAAAAGAATTTTATTTACAGGATTGGGATGATAAAGTATTAGATCATGCTTATAAAAAATATGGTCGGTATTCTAGCATTTATACTTTTAATATTGATGAAAAAGGAAAGATTAAATATTATTATGGTCATCTTAACGGTATTATAAACATTGATAAAATGTATAAGAAAGGACATTATAATAAAATAATTAGCGATATCGCATACAATGTTAAAGATATAGAAGATACTATTAGTAAACTAGATGACTACATATTAGAAGAAAAAGAACGCCACAATATTATCGTTCCTCGTAATACTAAGTTTGTAGTTCGGGAGATGTCTGGTCTATCTAATAAGGAATATAAGCAGCTTCTTAAATATTATAATACAAACGAATTAAAGAAAGCATGCGATCCTTATATTAAAGAGGTAGTTGATGTATTGGCTGAAGATTATGGAATAGAGGTTGATTCTGATTTCATTTCTTATGCCAAACGTCACGCTAAGCCTAAACCAGATAGCCCATTCCAAACAATAGCAATTATTGATATCATCAACGCTATGATTAAATTAAAGGATAAAAGATGTTGAAAATGATATTGATTATCGACCTCAAATACGCAAAGTTAGAAAAAGAAAGGCGGAGATGTTCGAATGGTTGAGGAATCGCAAGAATTAGATGAAGATGATAAAAATGGAAAAGTTATTCTTCCTGTCGAAGTTCATATTTCCGATATGTTGGGATGCCTCTATCCTGAAGATAAAGTAGATATCGTATCGGAGAAAGGTGTTTTATTATTTCGAGATGCTGTAGCTAAAGATTTATTTAAGGAAGGAGGCGATAATTAATGAAATTATTTGTACGACCGGATTATTATTCAGAAAATCATGAAGAATTAATAGATCTAGTAAAGGATGAAGGTGATATTATCATACTTAGCAACAAGTCTACGTTAATACCTTATTCAATGCCTGGTTATATATTGGTTTCAAATAAGCAAGTTGAAGAATACTATCATAATTTTGATCTTATTGCTAATCTTAATATGAAGCAGCCTATTGATGTAATTCATCGAGAGGACGGTAGTGTTGAATATATGCAAAAACGGTTTACAATACCGCCTTTAAACTACGAAATCGATAACGAAGCCTTTGATAATTATAAACCTAAGTTTAATTTATTAAAAGAAGACCTATAATTTCCTATAATAAATATATAAATTATTACACAGCTCTTAATAGAGGGAAAGAGATGGAGAGTTTTTCTACATATATATTTTAGGTAAATGTTTCTACCTATTATATACATTTCTCTCTAATGTTTTGCAAAGCATTTGCTAGAAAAGGAGAATAAAAATGGCAAATAATAATGAACTTATTTTGGAAAACACTCGCATTGTGTACCCTAACTTCAAAGGGGCACCGTCTAGTGTCATGATTAATGGAAAAAATCGTGAAGTAAACACCGACGGTTCTCGTAAATTCAATCTTTCATTAGATCCAATGGTCGCACAAGAGTTATTAGAACAAGGTTATAATGTTAAAATGCCTACTGAAGATAAACCAAATCGTGCACCATATATTCCAATCGTTTTATCAAAAGGACCAAATGTACAACAATGGGTACGTGTTGCATTAGTAGATGATGGTAACGGTCGTTTTATTGATATAACAGACCCTAATCAACTCGCCATGCTAGATGATATTACGGTAGGATGTCGTGTAAATGCGGTGCTGAGTCCTTATCATTGGGAAGTTGATGGTAAAGTAGGTATTACAGCATATACTAAAAAGTTGTATATCTATCTTGATGATGTTGATCCAGAACTCGCACCCACTAAATTAGGTTTTGAAAAGGATATTAACTTCTTGTAATGATTCCTAAGAAATTAGGTATTATATCCTTAAAACCCGAGCAATACGAAGCTTGTGGTAAACTTAAATCAGGCTCTATATTAATGGGAGGGGTTGGCTCAGGTAAGACATATACGTCTATATTCTGGGCCGCCTCTCAATATGGGGTCGACTTTTTTACTGAAGATAAACCTTTGGTTGTTATCACCACAGCTATGAAGCGAGATTTGATAGAACGTGGGGCTGATAAACCAGATTGGCAACAGTCTTTAGAGAATTGTGGTATTACTAATTATATAGTAGACTCTTGGCAGAATATCGAGAAGTATGAGCATATAAAAAACAGCGTTTTTATTTTTGATGAACAGCGTGTTGTAGGCTATGGTAAATGGGGTAAATCCTTCATTAGAACATGTTGGAAGGATAATAAATGGATTTTGTTATCTGCAACCCCAGGTGATGTATGGATGGACTATATGACCGTCTTTATCGCTAATAGATTTTACCGTAATAAGACCGACTTCACCACTCGTCATGTTGTTTGGGATCCGTATGTTAAATTCCCTAAGGTTAAGAAGTATATTGGGACAGCAGTTCTTGAGAAATACAGGAACCAAATTGTTGTACCGATGAAAGATAATCGAAAGACTATACGTCATAGGGATTATATATATGCGGAATACGATGCATTTGCTTTAGATACCTTGTCTAAAACCAGATGGAACCCTTATACAGATGAGCCTATATTAAATGTTGCGGAATACACCCAGTTAGTTAGACGCATTGTTAACACAGACCCAAGTCGTGCAAAACATGCAGAAAATTATATATTAAAACACAATAAGACAATTGTATTCTATAACTTTAACTATGAGCTCGATATCTTAAAGGAAATCTGTCAGAAACATAACCTATTATATAAGGAATGGAACGGTAGTAGACACGAGCATATACCTAATGAAGATAAGTGGGTATATCTTGTGCAGTATACGGCTGGTGCAGAAGGATGGAATTGTATTACAGCAAATTCTATCTTATTCTACTCAGTTAACTACTCATATCGAAAGATGGAGCAAGCTGAGGGACGTATTGACCGGTCTAATACCAAATTCACCGACTTATATTATACTTATCTCACCTCTCTTTCTAAGGTTGATAAGGATATACTCAAGGCGGTTAAAGATAAAAAAAGGTTTACTGAAGCCGCTTGGGGTAAGAAACAAGGATTTATACCTTTAGATATGCAAATGGAGAAATTAGAAGAGGAGTGGTTATATGGCGTCGAAACTTGAGAAAGATTACCAGGCAAGTCTGCTTAGAAGGTTACGTAAGGCTTATAGGAGCCGTATATTAGCGACTAAGACAGACCCTGGGTCAGTACAAGGGGTACCTGATTTAATCGTTATATGCGATTCTAAGTACGCTCTACTCGAGGTTAAACGCTCAGCCACAGCTTCTAAAAGACCTAATCAAGACTATTATATAGAGAAATTCGGACAACATAGCTTCACGTCATTCATTTATCCTGAAAATGAGACGGATGTTATATATGAAATGTGTGATTTCTTTGGTCTTGATTTTAATTTGTTTCTGAAAGAAAAGTAATTATATCTATATTATAGAGTCTTAAAGGAGAAATAATGGAGTGGATACCGCACTGGAATTTACAAGGTAAACATGCCTTTCTATCCCCTTCAGGTTATTCTTGGTTGGGATATGATGAGGATAAGATGGCTAGGAGCTATGAAAACAAGCAGAATACCGCTCGAGGAACTGCCTTACATGAATTAGCATCCCAGTTAATTAAATCTAAAACCGAATTAGCACCTAAAAAGAAGGCTTTAAACCTATTTGTCAATGATTGTATACGTGATAATATGTCTTCTGAGGTCTTATTATATTACTCAGACTACTGTTTTGGTACGGCTGATGGTATTAAATGGGACGCTGATAACAACGAATTACGTATTTATGACTTGAAAACAGGCGTATCTAAGCCTTCTTTCAAACAATTAGATATCTATGCTGCTCTATTTTGCTTGGAATATGGGGTAAATCCAAAGAAAATTACCATTATTCAACGTCTTTATCAAGGAAATGGCTATTCTGAACAGGTTACTGTCAAGGATAAAGCCCGTCTTGAGGACGAAAATGATGGAAATATTGCTTGGATTATGGACCATATTAAGAAAATGAGCAAGGTTTTACAGGAAAAAGAGGACGAAATCAGACCATTTAAGTTCTGGTAAAGCCTAGAATCTATGCAAAAACATAGATAAAACATAGATTGTACTATAATAAATTAGGCGATTTTGACCTATTTTTGTATGATTTTTGTTAAAATTCGCTAATTTGCCCCTGACAAAAGTGGCTCAAAACTCGGATTTTTCCCCAATTTTCCCCAAATAAAACTTGGGGATAGCGTGGGAAAACGTGGGATTTTGGCTGTTTTTGGCCATTTTCCCCAAGTTAGGGGTAGTTTTGAGCCGGGTTTTGAGCCACTTTTTTGGCCTTATTTTTGCTATAATTTATTAGGATTTTTGACTAGTTTTTAGCCTATTTTTGGACTTGTTTTAGAGGTCTGAAAAGTGGCTCAAAAGGTGGCTCAAAACTCTGGTTGTTGTGGTGATTTTGGCACTTTCCCCAGGTTTTCCCCAGGTTTTTGGTGAAATCCCCAAGTTAAATGTGGGGAAAATGGTGAGAGGTTGTCAGGGGCAAATTTGGCAAAAAGGGGTGTTTTTGGGCTATTTTTGGCCTATTTTTGCTATAATTTTATAGTTTTCCCCACAATCCCCAAGTTTTTTTGGAAAAGTTTTAAATATATTAATTAGATTTTATATGTATTTTTATTGTTTTGTTATAGGTTGTATGTGTGTTATGAAATTATATATATTTTTATATATTTTTTAATAAAGTCGCGCGTACGGGAACTATAATCTAAATATATAAAAAATGCTATAATATACAAGGTTTTTTAATCAATATATATAAAAAGTTTCTGAAAAAACGTGGGGATTGTGGGGATAGACCAAAATCATTATAATATAAGCGTTGTAAAAAATTACATATTTATTTGAGGTATGGGTTTTGGACTGATTTTAATCGGCGAAATTGAAGTTTTGACTTGTTAAACGTTGAGAGGTCTTTAAGTTCAAGTATTTCTTTCTGATTGATGTTATATCACAACCCAACCTCGGATACATAGACTCCAAACTGCGTATATTGATTTACTCAATTGATATTCTGCGTTACTCAATCATAATAGATTTACCTCCTTTAAAATCTAAGTATATTAATTTACAAATTGGTTAAACCATTTCAAGTTCAATGCTAAGAAATATTCTGAGCAGTTTTTCTTTCGTTTTCTGCTCGGCGTCCTGCTTGTAGTTTTTCGTCATTTTTTCCTACAAGTCATTTGCCAGGTTTTTCTCTTTCATTTTCCTGGCTATAGTTTTTGATGTTCCTTTCATGTTTTCCCATAACTCTCTTTGTGTTTTTAATACAACAATACGTTTCGATAAAATATTGGGTAACGATTAAGGGTGCTTGTTATTGCCATACAAGTGCAGCCAATGGATGTTAAAGTGAGAAATTAATATACGTGGTTTAGAGTTTATGTATTCTAAATTTATATGTGATTTTTATGATTTTATATGATTTTGTGGGTTTTGGCAAGATAAAACGCTAGGAATAGCCCTCAGAGGCCTATATTTGCTCTGTATCGCGTTTTACAGTTAAGGTCGGTAAATAGTTCCGTTTATGGCTAAAATGCTGTGACGGGGCTTATATGGCCTTATATGACGTGTTGGTATTTATACCATTTTTACTAATTTTGAGGAGGATTGAAGATTGGATTTCGAAAATGTCTTCGAAAATGAAGATGAAATCATGAACGATTTAAGTCAACTTTCCGAAGAAGGACGAGAAATTATCCTCAAACATTACGGGGTAAAACGTCGTTCGGGACGATATCCTTGGGACCCATTTTTGCATTTACCGAAGAATCATAAGTTCATCGAAGACCGGGATGAAATGAAAAAACGCGGTTTAAGCGATAATGAAATCGCAAAACAAATGGGGTTATCCACAACAGTTTACCGGTCAAAAGTAACAATTGCCAAGGAAGAATTGAAACAATATAACATGCAACGGATTGCAAAATTGCAGTCTGAAGGTATGATTATTGACGATATTGCTAAGACAATTGGGGCTACTGGACAGACAGTTCGGAACTATATTGATGAAATGAATAACCCGAATAAGACGTCTAGAGCACAAAAAGTACAGACTGAAGCCGTCGCAGATACCCTAAAAGATGCCGTAAATAGGTCGAAATACATCGATGTTGGTAAGGGCGTTGAGGTTCAAATGGGTATTTCTAAGGAAAAACTCAAGTCTGGACTTAATGCTTTGACTGAATCTGGTGAATATGAGGTCCATAATTTGCGTATTGCGCAGGTTACAGACAAGAATAATTCTACTCCAGTCAAGGTTTTAACTAAAAAAGGGGTTGAACGCAAGGAAATCTATCAAAACATGGACAAGGTTAGACCTGTTCAAGAGTTTGCGACAGATGGAGATGCAAGAATGTTCCAACAAATGGAACGACCCAAGTCCATTGGATGGGATAGGGTAAGTATTAAATACGCTATTCCTGAAGGACAGCGTGGCCATGGTACAAATGAGGATGGCGCAACAATGGATGGAGCTATGTTCCTTAGACCCGGAGTAAAAGATTTAAATCTAGGTAAAGCATCATATGCTCAGGTTCGTATTGCGGTTGGTGATACTCATTATTTAAAGGGTATGGCTTTATATGGTACCGAAGAAATGTTTAAAAACGTACCAAAAGGCACGGATATTATCTTTAATACCAATAAAACGGCCGATAAGGCCCCTCAGGACGTCCTCAAGCCACTTAAAAAGAATCCAGATGGTGGAGCACCTATCGATGGTCCAAACCCATTTGGGGCCACTGTGAAGCGTCAGAACACACTCCTCGATTCCAAGGGAAATCCTATTTATAAGAAGGGTGTCTTGGATAAAAACGGTAATAAAGTTCCAGAGATTGGTTCGGTTAATATTGTAAATGAGGAAGGTGACTGGTCTAAATGGTCTAAGACTTTATCTTCTCAGTTCTTATCTAAACAACCTACTAGCGTTGTACATGAGCGTCTTAAAGCTACGATGAAACAGATTAATGATGAGTATGAAAGTATTCAGAAAGTTAATAATCCTGTTATTCGTAAACAATTATTGGAATCATTTTCATCAGATTTAGAATCTAAGCAGGTACATATGAAAGCCGCGGCACCTAAAGGTTTCCAAGGTCATGTTATATTACCTGTGCCTGATATGAAAGAGAATGAAATCTATGCGCCTAACTATAAGAATGGTGAGCGTGTAGTATTAGTTCGATATCCTCATGGTGGTAGATTTGAAATGCCGGAGCTTACTGTAAATAATAATAGTATAGCTCGTAAGATGATATCTAAGAATGCGCCTGATGCTGTAGGTATTCATCCTAAGGTTGCTGCTAAAATGTCAGGGGCTGACTTCGATGGTGATACTGCATATCTTATTCCTAATAACAAAGGGAAGTTTAAGACGGCGAATAGCCTGAAAGAATTAAAAGGGTTTGACCCTAATTCATATGCGGATAAGCCTGGTACATTCAAGCCTATCGATAAGAAATACCAACAAACTTTAATGGGTGTGGTATCAAATCTTATTACTGATATGACATTACAAGGTGCACCTACAAATGAAATAGCCCGTGCTGTTCGTCACTCCATGGTAGTTATCGATGCAGAAAAACATAAGCTTAATTATAAGCGGTCTGCTGAAGAACATGGTATTGATGCATTGATGAAGAAGTATATGACCCACGTGGATAATATTAAATACGGGGAGCTTGAACGATATAATCCTAAAACTAGGAAAATCGATAGGGTTATTGACCCGGCTACCCTGAAAAAAGATACCATGCCTGGGAAAGAATATACATCCGCCTCTACAATTATATCCCGCCATAAACAAAAGGTTATTACTGACGGGTACCAAGTAGAAGTACCGGACCCCAAATCTAAAAGTGGGGGTACAAAAATGGTGTGGCGTAATAAAAAAGAAACATTTGTTGTTAACATGGTTAAGGATGCAAACGTATTTCTTGGTCCAAACGCAACAAAGACGGAGCATCATTACGCGGACTACATCAATGAATTAAAGGCATACAAGAATAAGATAGATAAGGAAATGGCGGATATTAAAATGCCAGCCCGTGATCCTAAGGCTGCCAAGATCTATGCGGCAGAGGTTCTATCTATGAAAGATAAAGTTAATCAAGTTAAGGTTAACCGTATCAAAGAGCGCCAAGCTCAACGTATGGCTGAGGTATCTAGTAAGGCTGAGATTGCAAGACGTTCAGAGGATGAAGTTCTGAAGAAGGATGAGATCTCTCGTATCAAACAGCAAGCTTTGAACAAGGCCCGCTCAATGGTGGGTGCAAGCCGGACGCCTGTTAATATTACGGATGAGGAATGGGACGCAGTACAGTCTAATGCTGTGTCTGGAACTTTACTAAAAGAATTGGTATCCTTTATGGATGACTCGCAGCTTAAGACTCTTGCAACACCAAGAGACAACAAAGTTATGAGTGAAGGAAGAAAGAGTAAGGCTCGTGCTCTCCTTGCTAATGGCTAAAAAAACTCTCACAACTGCGCAGGG